AAGTGAAAAGAAGTCCAATTTAGAAAACAAAGTTTTCATTTTTATTTTTTTTTCAGAAAAAAAATAGATGTCGATTAATCGACATAGCGAAGACGAGCCATGAGGTTGTCTGTGATGACAAATTTGTCATCAGTGTCGTTGGCACGAGCCCTTGCAAAAAAATACAGGGCACCAGATGAAATGTCTGCAATCGTACAAGTAGAGTTCTGACCACTGTAAACAGTCGTCAAGCCATCCAAATTGATGTATTCATCAATTGGAAAATTGAGCACCGTCAGCTTCCCAGTGCCGGCCGTGGGGTAGACCTTCGGATCGGCATTCAGCAGGATTTCTCGCAAAATCTTGAAACGGCCGGTATTGTCGTACCGAAGAGGATCCATGAACTCACACTCTTCAGCGCCATTCTGAAGAGTTCTGCCGATGATCGTGTTACAGGTGGGGATTGCTCCGCTCGGCTGCGAATCCCAAACGACGAGTCCGCGCATCAAATTGGACAAAATGTCCCCGCTGGTAGCGTCTGGCTTGATGTCGCACCGAATGATCCCCTTGATCCGAACAGACTTCAAATGGACCTTGCGACCGACTCGGTTGTAAGACCCAGTCCCAGGCGCAATCAAATTCAATGTGTGCATTGATCCATTGGTAGTGACCGAAGCCAAAACAGCATCGATAGCCAAAGGAGTATCGACTCCTTTGACCTCGAGAGCAAGGCTCGAACGACCGCGTGAGCTGGAAGAAGAAGAACTTGGAAAACCCATCGATGGGTACATAGAAGTATCATGAACAATCGTTTTGGAACGAGAAAGAGCTCGAGCCGCGGCAGCAGTAGCTCGAGCAAGAGCTCTGTTCCCCTCACGAGACGACGCGTCTCGGTTCTTAATAGCTTTCCTCGATGGCATAGCTTCGCTAACCTAACTGAAATAGTTTTCTTACTTACATTTTAATTTAAAAATGTACTTGTCTCCAAGTCTCCGAGGGGCGATAGGTAATATTAATCGCCCCTTGGAGTCACTACGCATTTGGAGAAAGTGGGAGCAGCCACGTCCGCTCATTCGCTTCGCTCTCTCGCCGCGGAAAGTGGTGCCGCTCGCCTACGGCTGCGCTCTAGGAGGGGCCCTATAGGTAAATATAGCTACCCTAAAAGTGGTATATATCTGGAGGGAGGGTTTTTTGACGGTTAACCCTTACCAGAGGGGGAAACCCTCGCTACCTCCTATGTGTCCGCTGCGCTGCCCCCTATAGGTAAATATAGCTACCCTAAAAGTGGTATATATCTGGAGGGAGGGTTTTTTGACGGTTAACCCTTACCAGAGGGGGAAACCTCGTTACTCCTATGTGTCCGTGTTGTGGGGCCCCTACCCCAAAACACTCCCTTATTTCCCACCCTAGGTACTGTTTAATTTTTTTGGGAGAAAAACCACATCCAAATCCGTTTTAGACGGATAGCAATGTGTTTTTCGTTTTGTGATAGTTTAAATAGGTAAAAAATAAACGGAAAAATAAGCCGACACAAAGTGGTAAAGTGTTCGTAATGTCTGCATAGGGACGCCTAGGAAGCGGGTTCGAATCTCGGCTTTTATTTTTTTTTATTTTTTTATTTTTTTTTTAATTTACCGGAGATTGAATTTCCTTTTTTAGCGCTTTCCGTTTTTCGGGATTGTAATTTCCTTTTTTAGAGGGTAAAACCCTAATGGACAAACCCTAATGGACAAACCCTAAAACCCTAAAACCCTAAAACCCTAAAACCCTAAAACCCTAAAACCCTAATGGACAATTATCATTCTTTTGGACAGTTTTTGTTTATAAAATAAAAAAAAAGAAATCGCGGGTCTTGAACACCAAACCATTGTGCCCGGGCACCTGTTTGTTTCACCACTTGACCAGAGAGGCAATTTCGTTCATTTTTTTTTATTTTTTATTTCTTTTTATCTATGACAGTCTGTATAGCGGAGTCGGAGAGAACAACCATCAAGCCATGCTGCTGCATTAGGAGAATCGTCAAGAGAAGCCATTCGAATAAAGTAAAGACCTCCAGACGCAATATCTGGAATAAGAGAATCCGAATTATCGTTATTATATATAGTAACGAGCTCCTGCAAATCAACAAACTCATCAATCAAATGACTGGTACGCACTGTCGGAATGTAGTCTTCGCCTTCAGCTGCAGGCAAATAAGGAGGATTGCCCACGATAAAAAAATCTCGAAGAACGCGAAAACGGTCGGTGTTGTTCGTATTCAAAGAAGAAGTAATTTCAAATTCAGTCTCCCCCTCCTGATCAAGCTGCTCAAAAATATCAGAAGCAAGAGGGAGAACGCCTTGTGGTTGCGTATCGTACACCAAAGCAAATCTGCAAACAATCCCGTACTGAGAGTGTTGCCTCTCAGGACGATTAGTGAACCTGAACTCAACGATCCCACGAATTCGAACCGAACGAAGCCATATCTTCCGACCGACACGCTGGTACCGAGCAGTGCCAGATCCAATTGGATTAGCTAATCCAATCAAAGATGTATTTTCATAATCTTTCTCTCTGATATAGCCCTGAAAAGAAATGTCTGCAACCTTCAACTCTCCAGATCTCTTTGATTGCGCGCGAGCTCGAGCAAGTGACTTTGCTCGATCAAGTCGAGTCACTTGCTTCACGGCTATCCGATGAGAAGCCAGCTTTAAAGTAGCGTCAGAATAAGAAATATATTTAATTTTTTTTTATTTTTTTATTTTTTTTATTTTGTAAGAGTCTCCGAGTCTCCGAGAGCGATCGCAAAAAGAGCCTAGTAGTCATCACACCGCGAGTGAAGAAATCCATTGGAGTTTGGGACGCTGTCCTCACTCCAAGGAAGGGGAGAAGAACTAGAAGACGCAGCAGACGATTCGGACTGATAGGACAGTCCGACAAGCTGCGAAGCAGCATCACTTTCAGTGTCGTCCGTCATAGAAGCGTCAGACTCAAGACCCTCAATAAGAGGAAGTAGACGCCAAGCTTCATCCCCTTCTTCCAAACGAATGAATTCAACACGATCGAAGAAAGCTGCACGGCTGGACTGACGTGTGTCAGGTCCAGTGAACATCTCGTCCAGAATCAAATTAGTTAAAATAAGAACTGGGCAGTTGCGATCTTTCACAATAGACCCGCCTTTCGTCTCGAGCCGAACCGTCGAGCCATCCATCACCTTATTCATAATGGTGAGGGGCAGTCCGCGAAACTCTTCGAAGCAAATGATGTCGTGACGCCCAGGGTCGTACTCACAGAACCATTTGCCATCCGCATGATCATAAATGGTGAAGAACTGGCGAAGAGCCTCCTTCAGAGTCGTCTTCCCGAATCCAGGGGGACTCGAGAGAAGAAGCTGCTTCTGGCGCATGCGGCGGGGTAGGCCGAGATTCGTGCTCAGCCAGCCAGCAAGCTTCGCAAGCGCAGGAGAAAGCGCCGGTGCACTCGGGATCGGAGCGTTCACTCCAATCCACTTCTTGGGTGGCTTCATCATCCAGATCTGTAGATGAGCCTGATAATCTTTGATCTTCTTCAGATTCATCATCACAAAACCCGGATCCAGCTCGTTCAGACTGACTAGATCGTTGGTCTCCGCGAGCTTCTGTGCCATCAGCGTCGCTTTCGTCGATTGCTTCTTGTCCGCAGCAAGTAAGAACTCCGTTACGTCGATCCCAACCGAGGTGAAATCCCCATCTTTCACCACATACTTGACAGATGACCTCACTTGCCGGCACGTCTGGTAGTTGCCGTGCGAGTTGGCCAAATTGTCGAAGCAATTGGCGCCGGAGAAGCAACGCTTCTCCTTGAACGAGAGGATCGCGTGGAGGTGAGACGTCCCGTCTTGGTGATTCTCGTGCGATACGACTGCGAACTCGAGAGCTTCTCCGTAAAGCTCCTGCACTCGTCCCAGCACGTCCTCCTTCGTCTCGTTGCACTTGGGCCAGGTGATAATAAAATTCTTGCCCTGTAGGCGAAAGCGCCTGCGTCCGCCTGCGTTGTTGGTAACTTGAGCCATCACTATTCATATGATACTAAAAAAATAAATTTTTTTATGATTACTTTTTTACTTTTATTTTATTTTTTTTTGGGCGCGAGCCACCCAAAATTTTTATTGGCAAGTCGCAATAAAAAAATAAAAATAAAATTATTTTTTTTTATCCTGTCGGATAGTGTTCACATCAAGTGAAAAGAAGTCCAATTTAGAAAACAAAGTTTTCATTTTTATTTTTTTTTCAGAAAAAAAATAGATGTCGATTAATCGACATAGCGAAGACGAGCCATGAGGTTGTCTGTGATGACAA